TTAACCATTACATGGATAATAAAAATAACACAAAATATTTAGTTTGTCAAACAATACTAACCCTTGATTTAGAAAGGTTGGTTCTCATTTAGTGTAGCATAACTAGGTATTTAGGGCAAACAAAAAGAGGGGTAGTACCCCTCTAAGTATTACTTTAATAGAACATCTTTACTGTCTCCTAACCCTTCTGTAGTTGGGTCTAAGAATACTCCTAAGATAGTTAATATTAATAATACTGTATTTAGAATGTCCATAGTATTCTCTGGGAATATTTTTAGTCCTAGTTGTTGTGCTAAAAGCATTAAAGCAGATACTAAAGCTACCCAAAACTCTTTATTTTTCATTCTTAATTTAATATTCATTTTCATATACATTACCTCCTAATACACTTTTATAGTGGTTGGCTTTTCTTTTAGATAATCTATGTCCTCTTTCATTTGTGGTAAAGTTTCATTTATATTGAATCCCTCTTCCCACTCTTTTATCTCTTGGTACTTATTATCTAAGTTAACTCCCTCTTCGGTTGCGTCCTGTATAAGTTTATTTAAAGTTTGCGTTGGTGTTACTGCATTACTAATAGCTTCATTTAGGCTATTAAACTTCTCTATAGCCTGTTCTATGCTTCTTCCTAATTCTACTAAGTGTTTCTCTGCTTCAGCGTTAGCACCCTGTATTTGGTCTACTGTAGACGCTACAAAAGATAATTCACTTCTTAGCCTAGGTTCAACATAAAAAGGTATTGAAGGACTAGTATACACTTCACCTTCTTTAACTATTTGTAACTCAATGAAGTTAATACCTCTCACGCAGTTAAAACAGTTATTTAATTTAATAGTTAATAATTCTTCCTCTAGCTTTATATCTACTAATTGTTTAGGTCTTTCTCCATCTGCTCTTAGTCCATACACTTCTATTTCAGCGTCAACTAAATCAAATGGTTCAGACCCCTCAACAACATTAATACAAAGCGTAAGAGAATCTAATTCCCTACATATGAATAGAGGACATTTAGAATTGTACACTCTATTCATATCTATTGTTAATTTCTTCTTAGGCATATTTACCTCCTAGTAACATTTACCCCATCTTTCGTTGTTCTTTCTGTCTTTAACAGGCATATATCTTCTTTGTCCAGAAGAAACACCTACCCAAGAAATCCAAACATACTTTTCAGTTATAACAACTAAGTCATAATTTACTGTTTCATTGTAGTTATATACATCTTGTTTAACACCATGACAAGTACATGGTTTATCTCTGAAGTTAATTCCAGAAGGTGTTATTATCTTACAAGTACCATATTCTGTATACCTTCTCTCTTCTCTATCACATGAAGTAGAAGCAACAGGAGTACTTGTAGTAGACCCTTTAGATGTATAAGCTAAACATATCCACCCTGCTCCACTCTTTAATTTACCCCAACCATTGCTTTCAGCAACTATTGTGTACACTTCACCTTCCTTAACTGTAGTAGTAACAGGATAACTAGTACCAGCACCACTTCTAACATTTAAAACATCAGCAGTAACAGTAATAGTGTAACTACCAACAGGATTTTCTACAGTAGGTGTAGAAGTACTTGGTGTAGAAATTATAGGAGTTGAACCTCCATTTAACACTTTTCTCACGTCATTTCTAAAATCGTCCATAGTTTTGTTGTGGTATTTGAACCAATGCATTACATCTGCGTGGTTAGATGCAATACCTTTCTTATGACCTTCGCAATGACATAAAACAGTATATTCATTAACAACACTTATACCATGAACTCTTAATAGGTGAGCCGTATATTCTACTGCATTTGCATATACTTTGTTAAAGTATGTTGCGTCAGCATAATTTGTAGGTTCACACATTTCAAATCCTATGTGAGTGTCATTAGAAGACCCTCCACCATGCCAACCTCTGTGGCAGTTACCTTTACCAGTTGGTAAGTATTCAATACATTCATTATCATCTACAAATGCGTGTACACAAGCTTCTATATTTGGTTTATTCCATCTTGAATACCAATCACTAGCTTTTATACCTGCCATACAACCGTCTGAATGTACCATAACTCCTTTAGGTGTTATCTTTCTCCCTGTTTTGTAGCAGTCATTATTAGTCATGTAGTTTTGTGAAATTTTTAATGTCATAATGATACCTCCTTATTTCTTTGCGTCTAATTTAATTAGAATCTTTTCCATATTAGAATTAGTGTCAGTCACTTCATCTATTTTTGTCTCCACGTTGGTCATTGACCTCTCTAGCAAATTTAATGCAGTAGAGACATTGTGATTACTTTTAGCCATTTCATCTATAGCTTTATTGTTATTCTGAAGCACCTCTTTTAGCACCTCTAACATTTGCATAATTTGAGTTAATATAGGAAACACTTGTTTTAACAAATATCCTAGAATTATAATTAGGGCGATAAAGGACACTCCCCCTACACCTATAGCTAAATAAAGTTCTTTCAGTCCTTCTATATCTGTCATGGTACACCTCCTTATATATATATATTTAAGGTAGTATCTCCTTATATTTACATTGTACTACATATAGGGAGATATTACCAGTAGATACTTTATATAATTTAGTTCACAATTTTAATCAATTGTTTGTTAGATAAAATAAAGAGTTTCATAAATTAATGGCAAATAGAAAGTAGTATAACCTAGTTCATTAGGATGTGTTCTATCACCATTAGGTTGAGATTCAGTTGGATTTGTAAATTTATGATATTCTCCTAAGAAAGTATTTAAATTTCCTCTATTAAAAATATCAATAACTGGAACAGACCATTTTTTACAGGTATCAACACATGCTCCTTGCCTTTCAATTTGACTTGAATATCCTCTGCTTCCCATTCTATGAACTGAAACAAAAGCCATTTTTGCATTTGGGAAATTTGATTTAAGTGTAGAAATAATCCACTCTAAACCTCCGATAGTTGTTGTTTTATCGAAATTGTTTATGTTGTAATCATTTGATATTTGTCCTATCGGAACATTATAACTAGCTATATCATTAGTACCACCCTCGATTAAAATATAATCTGGTGTTATTCCTCTTGATAGAGCAGTAGTAACTTGTGTTGTTATATTGTTAGATGCAGTTTCTCCGAGAGTTGCTCCACCAACTGCGAAATCATAACATATCATATTGTATTTTGTTGCAAATAATTCTGCATAGCCTTTTCCGTTGTTGCCATCACCGGCTGCAATACTATCCCCAAAGTTAAACAAAATTTTGTTTTCTAGTTTATTACCTTGTGAACCTATAATCTCTTTTATTTCTTCTCTTTGATAATCGTTGAAACTTAAATTTTTTCCAAACATATAACCATAATCAACATATGTTTGTGGTTCTTCCCCTTGTGATAACATTATTTTATCTTCATCACTTACATAATAGGTAAATCTAATAGCTGACCAACTACTGTCCATAGTAAAAACGTAATTAGTCGTATTAGCATCGACATAACTACTTACTATAACTGTACCATTTTTATCATATGCCAAAAATTTTCTTATTCTAGGTGTTATTATATATTTTTCATTTTCTTGTAAGCCTTTAATAAAATATGATGTCTTATAATTTGAACTAGTGTCAATTCCCCCAGCAGCACCGTTTATATAACCATTTACATTTTCATTCGATGATTTATCAAATAAATTTTTATTATGTGCCACTATTTTAGATACATTTTTTATAAGTTCACTAGGACTATCAAATTTATTCCCTAAATTATCATAGCACATTTCATTAAGTTCATTGTTTATTTTAGATATCCTGTCTTCATTATAAAAATAGAGACTTATATTCGCATGGACATCATTCTCAGTAATTTCGCTATCATCCATAAATTTAAATAAAAACCTTACATAATGTGCAGTACTTACATTTATTTTATACTCATAGTAACTGTCAGTTTCAGTCCTAGTATTTGTTACTGACGAAATTAATGATTCGTTTTCGTCATAATAATAACTGTTAAATATTATACGGTTACTGTCCAACTTATTTATTCTTAAATATATTTCATTTAATGAAGATATATTATATTTTGAATTTGTTGTTATTCTTATATTTGTTGAATTACTTATTTCACCAGTAGAAGCATTAATAGAATTGTTGATTAAATCAAAAAATTCTATATTGAATTTCCCCTCACTTATTATAGATTCAAAATTAATTAATCTATTATCCAAATTTCTATAAGTAAAACCTTTTGACACTCTTGACTGAACTACTTCGAGATTACTATCTCCACCACTTTCAAGCACTAAATTATTAACTTGATTCCTTAAATTATTAAAAGATGATTGGTTAGCTTTTTTTGTTTCAATTGTATTCAATTGCGAATTAAGTTGATTTACTGATTCTGTTAATTTGGGGTCTGTAACTTTAGCCTTTCCTGTTCCAGTACCTACAAATAATTCTGAAGTTTCACTATTAAAAGCGATTTCGCCTAAAGGTAAGGCACTTGGCATAGTATTAGTGCTTTCCCTTCTTACTTTAGTTCTGTTTAAATTACTCATATATTATTCCTCCTTTAAGTTTTAAATTTCACATATAACATGATAATTAATTCTAACTGCTCCTATTCCAGTGGCAGGTCCATTAGCCGGTGCTAATGCTTTTACCGTAAGGTTGAATCCTGTTGCAGTTTTATTACGTGCAGTTACAAATACTTGTCCACTTGAATCATATATTCCGAACACTGGATACCCTACTTTTGTAACAGTAAGTGGTAGTTTAACTGTAGCTTCAGCACTATATCCAGAATTGGATATAACAACTGTTCCCCAAACTAAAACAAGATTGCCACTTAAATATCTATATCCATTATCATCATTTACTTGTACTTTACTATTATTAACTAAATCTCCGTTAGTTTCATAACGCACACCATTTAAGTCTAAAACATTATTAAGAATCCATTGTTTTGCAGTAGCATAAGAACCCATTCTTGGTGTCTTTAATCTAGTATTAGATACTAAAATAGATTCCACTTCATTTATTGTTTTTATATTACTTCTAATAGTGCTATTGATGAATTTCAGATTGTAATTACTCTTTGTTTGGATAAATAAACTGTGGTCAGCCACATCATTAACACCTTCAAATGTTACATCATAGATGTTTCCATCATCATTGTTAATTTCAATAAGAGGTGAAGTTGCATTAGCATTTTTGAAAGTGCAGTTCCTATAGGATAACGTACGATTCATTTTACTTAATGCAAACCTAAATGTTGACATATCAAATTCAACGTTCTCCATTAAAACATTATTCTCTAAATCATTTAATGACATAGTATCGTCCCAGTTTCCTGTTAATTTTATTGTTGAGTTACTTATCCTAGTAAGTTCTAAATAGTTTTTACACTCACATATTAAAGTACTACGGTCAATCTCGATACGTCTTTGACCTATTATGGCTTCTTGGTCATAACCATTTAATTTATTATAACCATAGAACATATATTTACCTTCTAATTCTATGTTATTTATCTTTATGCTATCCATACTTACATTAGTTGCAAATATACAAGTTCTTTTACCTTTGATTCTACCGTTCTCGATTAGAATATTTTTAGTATCATAACCCATTATTAATAATTGATAGCCACTAACATCATCTAAAGTTGATACGAAATCAAATCCATTAATACTTATATTATCGTGCATAATATCATTAGTAGTTTTATTTCTAAGTTTAATCGCCCCACAATGTCTTGATTGGTTAACTGGGGTCATTCCAATGTCTTTAACGTATAAATTATTAAATTTAATGTTTTTAACATCACTTCCCCCAAAGTAGAAACCATGCTCCCCAATGTTATGAAGGATAACGTTGTTAAATATTATGTTATTTAAATTACCATTACTATTGAATCCACTTTCAGATGTATTCTTAAATTCCATATTATTAAAGATACAATTAGTTCCCCTATCAAAATTCAATAATGACTGTGTTCCATAACTATTAGTAGCAGTAACTTGGGTAACATTACCATCAAAACATAACCCATTAAAAACAGAATCACTAATATTATTTAGTGTTAAAGTACCAATTAAAGGCACTGTATTATCAAGGGGCATTATAGTTCCAGAACAGTTTACTACTATCCCTTTCTTGTTTTGTAGAGTTGCTCTAGTTACTCTATATTCCCCTTGTGGAATTACTAGTGTTCCTCCATCTTCTAAATCTGAAAACGCTTGATTCAGTGCCATAGTCCAATCCTCAACGTTGTTTGTATTAACAACTAAATCGCTATAATTAAGTATATTTGTTGTTTTCAAACTATCTATGTGTGAACTTAAATCTAAGTCTGTAACTTTCTTTAAAGGGTCTTTTTCACCCATTCCTATATATATTTCCCCCGTATCTAAGCAAAATAGGGGTTCTCCTAAAGGTGCGTGAGTTGGTAAATCACTACTTAACCCCTTTCTTAACGAAAATCGTGTTTGTTTATTGTTACTCATTATAATAGCTCCTTTCTTTATTTTAGTTTTATTATAACCGTTTTTTGTTAAATAGTCATTATAAAGGAAAGAAGTCTCCGAAGAAACTTCTTTAGTTCGCAATTTTAATCAAATACGAAATTAAATTGCTTTTTCTATATCGCCTATTGTGATAAAAGTTATTCCTTTTGCTTTTGCATAATCAATCATATCCTTTAATTTCTGTTGTTCACTAGTAGTCAAATGGGTATCATGCCACATTACACTATAAATCATATGTTTTTCATATGCTTCATCAATTCCAGATTTTAATTGTGCTAACGTTCTATTAGTTCCACTATTTCTATATAAATCAAATATATTTGACCTAGCACCACTTTGATTATAAGTTCCATAAATTATTGGATAGTCAGCTCCACCACTTTGACAAACTCCGAATAAATTCCCACAAATTGCTCTCGTGTGATTATTTCTTTTATGGTTGGGGTAAGTTAATCCATTAACATTTATCCCAATAGAATTCCATTTTTCTTTTTCAGATTTTAAATAGTTATACAGTTCATTATCACCGTATGTAGTAAAATCTCCTACGCCATGTTGTGCTACACTACAGTTATAAGTTGATATAAGTTCTTTAAGTTCTGTTAAATAACTTTCATTTGTTATAATTTCGGAATCTGTCCAACAACAAAACGTTACTGGGATATTCTTTTCTCTAATTATAGGGAAAGTATTACTTTGAGCAGTTGCAAATCCATCATCAAAAGAAATACATATATAACCTTTTTCAAGTTGCCCTAATTGTTTATTAGCTAGTACATTTACATTTAACTCATTTATTTTTTTTATTTCGTCTTGTTGAATCGAACTACTAGAAATTTTTATATTACTACTTAAAGTCCCAACACCATATTTAGAAAATTGTTTTAATCCTAGTCCTTCTGATAATTGTATTGATTTTCTAATTTCTAAGGTATCAGTTGTATTATCCCTAATAAGACATATAAGCAAGTAATTTTCATTACTAGAAGTTTGAATATCTGTATAATATCTTCCATCTTCTGTTACGTTTGAATTATAGTGAATGTCTCTTATTACAGGTTCACCAACTTGTGGTATATTTTCAGTTGTATAAATATGTTGGAATCCAATTCCTACACCCGAAAAATTATAATCACTATTAGGTTTAACTTTTACTATTATAGATTGTACTGGTTTACTAGTAGACGAATATACTTTACCTGTACTTGACTGCATACTTAAATTAACTACTTCTGCTTTTGTATAATCAAAAATGTTTATAGTATCAATAAAGCTAGTTTTTTCAGGTGTTACGCTACCTTCTTCAATTGTTAAATTAGCAATAGTACCATCGTTTATTTTTTCTTGTATATACGTTTCTGTTGTTGCCTGTAATACCTCTACTGTAGTTCCCGCTGTTGCAACTTCATTTATTTTATTATTTAACTGTTGAACATTAGTATCCAATTGCGAACTAACTTCAGCTAAACGTCCTGTTATTTCGGTATTAGTTACTGGTCTAGGTTTAGTGCCTTCGCCCATACCTACATACAATTCTCTTGTATCAGTACAAAAGGCTAATTCTCCTAGGGGCAATTCACTAGGTAATTGTGCTTTAGCCCCTCTTTTTATTCTTATACTATCCATTAAAATACACCTCCGTCTAAAATCTCTTCTGCATTACTGGACATATCATTGAAATTTCCACAGTCAATAGTTTTTATGACCAGTCTTTCTTGTATTTTCTCTATTAATCCTGTGTTATCTGCTAAATCTAATATATCTAATGGGTCTGTCCCGTTAGTGCCATGCTCTGAACTGTGTCCTGTTTTACTTCTAGCTTGAACTACTTTATGATAAACTGCTACTACCTCTACGCCCTGTTCGGGTGCTTCTCTTAATTGAAAAGAATTAGAAGTTAATTCATCATAGTGTAATCCGGGAACTTGATAAATACCATCTACATAAACAGATAAACTATTTACTCCCATTTTGTATAGTCTATTAGTAACAAAAACTCTTTGACTTCCTTTAGCAGTAAACCTATCAACGTCTATCCTAGAAGCGTCAGATAGTAAATCAGCTTCTAACATAAAGTTTCCTTCTAGTATCTTACCTAAATAGAAGTACGTTGCGTTGTTATCTGTTGTCTTAACAAGGTCATACTTAACTTGTATTCTTCTACTTGTTTCTTTACCTACTCTTGAATCTAAAAGAGTATTAGGTACTGTTCTAGTCTCTTGTTGATTTCCTTTATATCTTATAAGGTCTCCTGTTTTTATTGTATCTTCCCAAACTTTTAAGTAGGCTTTTTCACCTTCTTTTAAAGCTAAATTGAGTGTTGTTATTTCTACAACATTCCCATCTACAAAAGCACTTTCATCTTGAATAGTAAGAGTACCATTTTTGTACACATATGTACCTTCCCCTTGTACTGCATTTCCAAAGTAACTTTTTATAAGGTTCTTGTATCTAGCTTCTGAAATGTCTTGCATTTCATTTAATTCAACTTCAAGGACAGGGGAATCTGCCCCTATCCTTACCATTTTGAAGTTAGCGTTTGGGTTGAAATTACTTAGTTTACTAAAATCTCCCATGATTAACCTCCTTATTTAGTGAAAGTGAATATAATTTCTCTTTCTATTTCCATTTCTGTAGTCTTTACTATAACTCCATGATTTTTATGGTTTATCATTATTCCACTATTTGCTGAAGCAGTTGCGTTACCTCCAAATAGTCCAAACTCTCTCCAAGTCCCAGTACAATCATTATATCCAAAAGTAACTCTTACTTTTAGTCTATTAGTAGGAGTAGCAGAGTTACTACCACTATCGTCTACCCAAGTAATATCACTAGCACTTAGTTGCTTTCTTCCTATTTCTTTTGTAAGTTGTGTATCAGTTTCGCTAGGGTCGGGTGGAGCAGAACTATTCCAAGAACTTAACCCTTCACCTATTGCCCAATACTGTAATCCAGAATAACCACCTTTAGAAGCTAAAAGTGTAGTTATTAACTTAAATATTCCTGTTACTATTAGGTTCTGTCCTTCACGAACTTCAACTTTACCATTTTTATATTTTATAGTATCTTTAAATTCACCTTTTATGTGAGGTGTTAATTTTACGTCCATGTATTATCACTCCTTCTTTTCTAATTCTATCACATTATGGGTTATTATGACATAGGTTCTTCTTTAATATTTTTGGTGTCCGTAAATTCAAATGTAATACTTACATTAGGATTATCTGCGTCCTTTATAGTTATACTATTTGATGTATCTGTGGACTTAGTGCTTGAAGTTTCTAAAACTGCTTTTTGGGTTACACTAGATTTATTAGTTTCCTCTGTAGATATTTCCATAGTTTCATTAGTTGTATTATAAGTAACTTTTAATGAATCCTTAACTTTAGTTCTTACTGCTTGTTCTATTTCTTTAACTTTAACCCCAGTACTTACATCTGTACCATTTACAGTACAACTATCTAAATATTGTTGCACTTCATCATTTATTTTAAGATATAAGTTACAGTATACAGGAAGAAACTCCCTTAGAAGTCTATTTAGCAATTCTACTTGTGAAGCTTGTGCGTCACATACAACTACTACCCCCTTATAGTTATACATTCCTTTTTGGCTATATAAGTGGCAAGTATCATATGTCATTTTATTACCTAAAGTTCTAGGTTCTACATAATCTGCTTTTGGTACTCCTTTTGGGTTAGGAGACCATGTTTTAAAAATTCTGTACTGTAATTCGATAACTTTAGTATCAAATTGAGTGAACTCTCTAGTAATAAAGTTTATAACTGATTTAGTACCCTTTCTCTTATATAACTCTATAAGGTTGGCTATTATCTTCCTTTGAGTTTCTACATCTACTTCTTCAATATAGTTATAACCTAACATTTTACTTAGAAGAGGTAGTACCTCTGGTGGGCATTTATCTACCTCTAAAATATCATACAAAGAAAGTAGTTCACTAAATACTAATTGAACCCCTCCTTCATCTAATGCTTCTAGGTATCTCTTTAAAGTAAAATTAATATCCTTTCTAGCGTCTTCTCTTCTATATACCTCTGGTAGCCGTTCATATAAATGGTCTGCAAAATTCATACTATCTACCTCCTATAACTTCAACAGAAAGTGTTCCTAATGTTACTATTTCATTAGCTTGTAAGTTATCCCCACCACTTATAATTACATCTACGGCTCTTACACTATCTAGGTTAAGTAACTCCATAACTAAATCTGATTGTTCGGGTGTTTCCCCAAAGTCATATTGACCACTTTGTATTAGATTTTGTAGAGTAACAATTATTTGTTCTTTTACGTCAAAACCAACACAGGTATTGAAAGTTTTAGCTACTACACTAATATTTATCTCTCTGTACTTAGCTTCAGATAAGATTACATGAGTACCTACTAACTTTCTTTCATCATATAGTTCCGTCATAGTTTCTTCTAGTTGGTCGTTAGGTATAGTACCATCTGGGAGATAATAAACATTAACTATAGTAGAATAATCTTCCCCTCTTACTGCATTGGCTCTAGTTATACCCGTTACAGTTAAAGCTAAGTTCTTAAAGTCAGCTAAAGTTACTACACCATACTTAGTTCCTATAGAAGCAGGTGCTTTTATTCTTGCTTCTTCTATATCTTCTTTATCCCTACCTTTAATGTAAGCTTCTTCGGGATTGAATGTTGACTTTATATCAGCCAATTTCTGTGGCATTTTAACAATAGTCTTAACACCTACGTTACCTATAGTACCTCCACCAACTCTATAATTAGCTAAAATATTGTTGTTTCTTATATCGGGTATCTTTCCAGACACACCATTACCAAACTTAATAGTAGCAGTACCATCATCAGCTATAAATAGAGTATAGTGTTTTGAACTTGCAGTACTATCTAAGAAGTTATCTTTTAGTTCCCATCTTTCAAATCCCATACCTTCATTAACGTAAATTTCTACACTGTCTGCAACTACAGGGGCATAATCTAGTAAGAAAGTTTGATTTGTCGCACCATTACTTGAACCAACTACTTCACCTACAACAGAATAACCTTGAGTAATATTAACAGAGTATAAGTAATTACCTTCTTCATCTGTTTCAAGACCATTACATTGAGGTGGAATAACTAAAGCTTCATCAGTTTCAAATTGCACCGATTGTTCAGCAGTACTTTCTTCAGTTTGAATTACATACCCCTTAGGTATAGTAAAAGAAGTTTCCTGTGGAATTATTTCAAATACTTGTTTAAAATGACTAGGGGAACTCTCTCTAAGTTTATATCCTAACATACTAGAAAGTCTTGCTACACTTCCTCTCTCCATAGCAGTTTCTAAGAATAACTCATTAGCCACCTTATCATTATAGAAACTTAACAAGTCTAAATTATAGGCAAGTAATTCTATTAATACTATACCTACGTCACTTTGACTAAAATCAGAGTATTCGGGTATTTTAACCTTTAACATTTCTATCATGCTATTTCTAAATCCTTCATAATCTCTAGTAGAGAAATCATATCCTTGTCTTGTTTTCATTAATTTTCACCTCCTAAGTCAATTATAGCTATATGTTCAGAGTTAGTATAGTCTTTTACCACGTAAGGTATTTCAGCTATAATCTTATTTATTCCTTTACTATCAGTTTCACTATATATTTTAATATCATCTTTCTTAACCTCAATACGAGTTTCAAAAGTTTCTAAAGCTTCCACTATCTCATATTTTAAAAGGTTCATTAAGGTTGTATCTGTGGGTTCAAATAAACTAGTACTTACTGAAGACCCAAAGTGATATTCCATTACTCTTTCACCTCTTCTAGTGGATAATATTTGTTGAATACTTTCTTCAATATGTCTAGCAGAATTTATATCTGTTCCCGACATAGCTATACCACCTTTAACCCCTACTCTAAAAGGGAAGCTTATTCCATAGTGTCCTTTATTACTCATTATTCTTCAACTACCTTTCCTTTTACTTTTAAATTTCCTCCTATAACTACTTCTTTATCATCTATAGTTATAGTCATACCTCCTTTTGTTCTTAGGCAAAATTTATTTAAAGCTTCGTTGTATTTATCGTGAGGTTGTCTTTTAGGATTAAACCAACCACCTACATAAATAGGTTTAGATAAATTTCCACCTTCAAACTCAATCCAAACCCCATCTTGTATATTAGGAACTTTAAAGAATCCTTCATCATTACATAAGAAAGGTACACAAGGCATACACCATGCACTTTCGTAGTTACCTAAAACACTAGGGCATTTTACTTTAATACGACCCCAATGTTCGGGGTCATTATTATTTGTTACTATTGCTCTATATTTTCCATAAAACTTTTCACTCATTATATCACCTCATTAATCAAGTCTTATATAGTCACCATGAGACCAAGCAGTTTGACCTCCCCACTTATGGTCGTACCAATCACCCTTCTTACCTATACAGAATACTCTTGTACCACAAGTCATAGCACCTATTTTATTGTTAGAAGCTATTTGAGGACTTGTTCTAACATTTAATCCTATATCTGGAGTAACAGTACCCCATCTATTAATAAGAATGTATTTTGGTTCTTCTGTAGGTTGTACAGGTTCTGGTCTTCCATTAGAAGCAACATTTGAAACAGTAGGTTTTGAAACATTACCTTTCTTAATACTATCTCCAAATCCTTCTCTTGTAACAGTTAACTCTTGTTCATATCCAGAGGAACTAAAAGAGTGCGTTGATTTTTCTACATAATATAAACCAGTTAATTGTGTTCCTACACCTGTTATTTTAACTGTTCCCTTTGCGTGTATTTTAGGGTTAGGAGTAATTTTACAGTTTCCTTCTAGTATATTTTCTTCTACTTCAATATACTCTGTATCTGATAAAGTTTTAGTTTCTGTGGTTTCCCTATTATCATTTTCACTAGGTGGAGTTTGTGTAATAGTAGTGGGAATATTACTATTATTACTACTATTACTACTTCCTGTGTTGGTTGTAGTAGATGGACGAGAAGTACTAGAACTACTCTCTGCTACATACGTCCACTTACCATTTTCATATTTATATGGCATATTTATTCCTCCTTATTTTTGAACCCAAGTACCATTTTGATATACCCAACTTCCTCCAGAACTGCTACTACTACTGTTATTATTATTGGTAATAGTGTTGCTTTGGTTAATCGGTTGACCCGAAACAGGTCTTGCTACCGTATCATTTGTAGTTGCAGTATCAATGGCATTGTCCTTAGTATTAACTTCAGAGCAACTAGTTTTTAACTGTTTAGTTTGCTTATTAATTCTAGGACTAAAACTTATTAGGTCTCCATTGCCCTCTCTATATTGTAGGGTTGCTTGGGCAGTTCCTAAATTTGGTTTCTTTACAAAGTAACCTGTAGTACCTTCAACATATACTATAAAGTTTTCGTATTGGTCATTAGCCAGTTGTATTAAGAATTTAATATCTGTGTCACTTTGAGATATATTTTCTTCTATATCCCCAGTATCATCTACTACTGCTTTAAATCCATACTCTCTAAATATCTGACTGGCTACAGTACTTACTTTAGTGTTTTCCCAAGTTCTCTTTTTCTTTTCTACGTTCATTATATGAGTGTTATCCATACAGTTTAGTGTTATACTAGGTGTTCCGTTCTCTGGGAAGTCTATATCTATTACACTTATGAACCCTTCAAACTTTACTACATCACCTTTTAGCCACCCTCCTATAAAAGATACATTGCAATGTTCTATAAATATATTATCGGATAATAACACTAAATCGGGGTCATAAAAATGTAGAGTTAGTAAGTCTGACCCTGTTGAGTTATCTTCAAGTGTTATACTTTCCAACATATTCATTCTATATTCATCTAATTCTACGCCATTTATGTATATAGCGTAATAAGGCACTTTTATAGATTCAGACATTCTCTCACCTCTTCATAACTAGGTATGATAAGTCTATCACCCTTCTTAATATCTAGTTCACATCTATATTGAGGATTAGCGTCTAAAATAACCCAATATAATTGTGGATTACCATAGTACTTTACTGCTAAATTATCTAGTCTATCTGCTTCACTATAGGTATGAATAACACAATTTTTCTTTCCAAAAGATATTCTATTTCTTTGATTAAATAATAGTGTACCTCCTCTATCATATAGAGAGGTTCTTGTGTATCTTGAACCTTTATATATCATATTACACCTCCGTTAATGATAAACTTATAGTGACTTCTTTAGGGGAAAGGTCTTCATTAAAGTCCGTAAATTGTCTATCTATTTCTGTTATAATGCACTTCTTAACATAGTTACCAAATGCAAATATAACTATTTTTGGCATATCAAATCTGCCTTTTGCTCTTAAACTTTCAAAGAAATCTAAATAGTTTTGTGGCTCTCCTTTAGTTCCACGTATGAACAGGGAGATAGAAAATGTTCTCTCCCCTGAACCTACATAGTGAAACTTAGGGTAGTTGCTACATGGACTACTTAGAACATTATAATTAAATATTTGTCCATCTGTGAAATCAGAAGGATTGTATTGAAACTTCTTTATTTGACCAGTCTCAACAACTTTTATATATCCTTTTGTCTTTGCTCCTACTCCCATATAGTTACCTCCTAAATTGCATTATAGTTAAGGGTGCTTCTTAACTGCGTTTCTCTCTTTATCTTTTCCATAATCATCTTAGCAAGTTTAGTAGCGTCAGCTTCAGAACCTTGTTGTAGATTAATTTGGATAGCACCTTCGTTAAATGTAACACTGTTGTCATTAGTAGTGCTTGTAGAGTTACCTTGAACTGCTTTAGTGTTAGCACTTGAAGTAGTGTTTCCATTTAAAAAGTTTCTTAGTTTTTGAGTTAATTCATCATTAATAACTACTTCGTTAGGGTGTAGATATGATAAACCTTCATCTTTAATGTAACCACCAGTGTTAAGTTTAGGAATGTTAGGTATATTAATTCCAAAAGATTTTCCTCCAAACCCTGGAACCCAATCTGGAATATCAAAGTTTAAACTATTTAACCCATTAATAACGGCATTTATCGCTCCTATTATTGCGTTAAGTGGTGCTTTTACTAAAGTACCTAGAGTACTAAATATTCCATCAAAGATACTAACTACACCTTGCCATGCTCTTTCCCAGTTTCCTGTGAACACACCTACTACGAAGTCTATTATTCCTTGAAGAATTGTTTTTATACCATCAATAACACCTTTTATAGTATCTACTGCTACAGTTATACCTGAAGAAAGTAATGAGAAAGAAGTAATAAAGGTAGCCACAAATACTTCTTTTACGAAGTCTAATAGGGGTATAAACACACCATTCCATAAGAACATAAGAACACTTGCTATTGCTTGGACTGTAGTATCAACGGCAGTTTTAAACCAGTCAAACTTGTTGTAACAGTATACTAAAGCAGTAACTACGCCTAAAATTGCTACAATTACTAGTGTTATTGGTGAAGTTAATATAGACATAGCTACTCCAAAGGCAGTAGTAACGGCACTAGCTATTGTAGTTATTGTGTTCCATACAGCCATTACTCCGGATACTGCTAACATAACACCCTTGTAAACTAAGAACATTCCTGTTAAGAATCCAATAACTTTACCAAAGGATTGCCAAGCTTCAGTGTTTACTCCACCTTCTACTTCTGTTCTAAATCCTAGTACTATTCCAGTTGCTTCTAGTATTAAGTCTGCTACTGGTCTTATTACACTCCATAGTGCTTTAAATACTCCTACAACAATCTTACCTACTACTGACGCACCTTCCATAAACCCCTTAAAGAAAGCTTCTACTCTCATTTTCATATCAAGGATATTACTTAATAGAGGTAATAGTCCTAGTGCATTTACTTTTTGGAAGGTTTCATCTGATAATTCATTAGTGTTCCATGCTTCACATAAGGCTTCCCATAAAACCATTAACTTAACTAAATTGTAAGTTAACCACCCTCCAAATGTTTTAGTGTCTAGTTTATCTAATTCAGCTAACATATCAGTAACACCTAAACTAGATATTCTATTAGCTTCGCTCCATGCAGTTCTTATAGTATTAGTAAAGTTAGTCATTGTAGTTTTAATACCCATGAAGTCAGTTTTCCAAGCTACTGCTAATGCTCCCATTACTGCTATTAAAGGTAGTAATCTCATAGCAAGTAGTTTTAATGAGGTTAGTATACCAGCAAATTTTAATGGTGATGTTTGTAACATTAAAAGGAATATACCTAATGATGATACGGTTTGAATAAATCCTCCACCTAATGTTAACATAACTCCAGTTAAAGCTAATAAACTACCTACAAAAGCAGTAACACCTAGAACTAATTTAGAGAACACACTATCAGATTCGGCTAATTTTAAAATCACTTTAAGTACAGATTGTAGTCCATTTATAACCCATTGTACAGGTTTCCATATCATCTTAAATGCTTCTGCTATGTTTTTACCTATCTTAGCCATTCTATCATCATCTATACTATTTATAATATCTGAAAATCCTCTTAGAGAATTTTTGAACATATCAAATGCTCCATTATCTCCTATAGCTAAATATAGTCTTGTTGCTTGGTCTTTTAAGTTAGATATTAATTGAGACCATGTACCTTCTAACTCTTTCATTAACCCTCCGGCTAATTGGTCAGATACAGTAACTAAGTCTTGCATAATCTCTTCAGTAGTACTACCGAAATCTCTTCCAAGTATATTTTCAAAGTCAATATCCATTCTCATTTTAAGTGATTTACCACCATCACCACCTAATAAGTTTCTTACCCCAAGCATAACACCTTCTAACCCTACGTCTGGTCTTAACGCTGCTAAATCTCCCATGTATTCTAGGAAGCTTCTTGCTTGACCATTGGCATTAGTAAACATAGTGTCTGCTTCTGCCCCTACGGCTTTGAACCCAATTAAGGCTTGTGTTACGTCTGTCATTTCAAATGGAGTAGTTGACGCTAATTTCATACCCCAAGCCAGTTTTTCAGTTGCCACATCTGCGTCTTTGTATAAAGCTTTTAAGGTCATTCTCCATTGTTCAAATTGGGAACTAGTATTTATAACTTCTTTCCCTAAATCTATAACAGGATTAAGCATACTTGCTCCCATTCCTGTAAGCATACTTCCTGTACCACTTAGCAATGCCCCAGTAATCTGTAGACTGTTTAATCGGTCTATTTGTGCTTCCACATCTTGCACACTCTGTTGAGTAGTACTTCTAAATCTTTCAAATGAGTTTCGGGCAGTTTCTAACCCTTGGCTCATTCTATCTCGTAGTTCTAAGGCTATACCCAACCCAAACCATTCATTCATTATTTACACCTCACTTTAGATTATTTCCTCTCTAAAGCGTCTTGTTCTCTTTGTTGTTGTTCTAATACGATTGACACCCACCTTCTTCTTTCACTTATAGGTATATCCCAAAGAGAGTTCCTATCCCAATGGTATAGATAGGCTAGTATGTGCATTTCTTCATACGCCCTATCTATGTCACAATAGGCTAGGAACTCTTCCGGAAAGTAGGTGTTTATATAAAATTTACTGCATTTAAAGACGCTTTAAAAGATTCTCCACAGTTAGGGCAATCTACGTCAACTGTAGTGCTTACCCCAAAGCTATTTTCTTTTATTAAATCAGATAGATAGTTTCTATCTTTTATTGATAAGTTTCTTACGAAGTCATCATGCACTTTAGCACCTTCTAATTCTACAATACATCTAGTTAACATCATAGTATTAGCAAGTCCTTGATTCTTTCTTATTACTCCATCTAAAACTTCTCTATCAAGTCCATTTGGTAATCTTAATTTACCTTTAGTAATTAAGTTTCCATCTTTATCTTTTAATCCCTTTGGTAATTCAAATTCGATTAAATCTTGTCCATTGTAAGGAATTATTTCTAATTCATCTACACTTATAATAGTAGTTATCTTAGCCTTACAATTTTTATCAGCACATTCATATTGTGTCTCTATTTCATCACCTAAAGATATTTCTCTAAGTCTTAATAACATTATGTCTTGGTCTCCTACTGATAAAGACTGAATTATTTCTCTCCATTCTTGTGATTTAACTTCACTTTTGTATATAGTACCTATTCTTAAACAACATCTTTCTAAAAGTGTTCTTCCTATTTTAGCACCATTAGATTTGATTTCTGGTTTAGAGATAGCTTCTTCATCACTACCATTCATTTCTCTTAATTCAAAGTCTTTGTGAGTAGTTCCAGATTCATCTGTATACCCTCTTACAAAATCAAATGTTTCACCTAATTGTTCATTTATTACTTTCTTTTTTATAGCCATTTTAAATTCCTCCTAAATAACATAATATTGGTATATTTATATTATATACAAAATAAGAGTAGAGGTAAATATCCCCTACTCTAAATTTTATAGATAGTATTCAAACTCCACAACAACCTTTTCGATTGCAACATCTTCAGATGAAGAATCAAAGTCAGAACCTTCCCAAGACTTAACCCATGCTTCAGCAAGTTTCCAAGTTCTTTGAGGTTTTCCGAATCTATCTTGTAATGTGATAGTCATAGTTGTTCTAAAGTTAGGGTCATTTAAAGACTTTAAGTAAAGATTTTCTAAGTCTTTAGAAGCAAACATACCTCTTTCAAGTGTAACTGCTTCTACAGTTTCTCTACCCACTAACTTATGAGTGTGTGAATATCCACCTTCAGTATATTCAACAGTACCTAACTCTCTTTTTAAAGCAGATACTTTATTGAATCCCATTCCATTTGGTAGTCCCGGAATTGAAACTACGTATTTAAACTTTTGTAATGGGTCATTAATAACACTTCTTGCCATAATTAATACCTCCCTTTATACTAAATTAGATTTTTGTACTATTCTAATGACTACAAACTCTGCCGGTTTCTTTTTAGAATAACCTATTTCAGCTACTAAAAGACCGTTGTTTCTTGAATTTTCATCATTAAGTTCATCATCACACTTAACATAGTAAGCTTCATCTGAAGTAGAACCTAATAATGCTCCATTTCTCCATTGTAGGTCTAAGTAAGAAGTTAAAGAAGTTGATAGTCTCTCTAATAGGTTGTCATCATTAGGTTCAAATACTGCCCATTGAATACCATCATATAAAGATTGTTTAACCATAAGGTTATATCTTATATCAGATACATATGGTTTAGCAGAATCAGTACCAATGTTTCTTGCTCCCCATACAACTATACCACTATTAGGTCTAGCTAAGATACAGTTAACTCCTTTTGGATTTAGTATATCAAGTTGAGCGTTTGTTACTTTTGCAGATAAATCTACAAATCCTTTTACTACTGCTTCTACACCTGCCGGGTCTTTATGAACACCTCTGTTAGCGTCAGTTCTAGCGTAGATACCCATTATATGACCACATGGTGGACAGTTTTTTAATGCTCCATTACTTGATAGAGGGTCTACTATTTTACCCCAAGGGAAGTAAATAGCACCATTCCCTTTAATTTTGTTTCTGAAAGCTAATAAAGTTTCTGTGTTAGCTTCAGTATCTAAAGGAGCGTCCACTATTGCGAAAGCTTTCTTTTCAGTAGCATAATCAACTAATCCCTTTACTACTGCGTCAGTAGTTATACCCGGAACTGCTATTAAGTTAACATTATAAATAACATCTAAAGATTTTAGTCCTTTAATAAAGTTTTCATCTTTAACTGTGTTGAAAGCATATGCCCCTCCTGTCATAGCAGTCTTTGAAGTAACCACTAATGTTTGGTCAGCACTTATTTGAATGTAATTACTTTTAGAATTTATTATTTCCCCAAAGAAGTTAGGACTTTCTTTGTCATTTGATAATGCTTCAAAAGTTTCAACCACAACTGAATTTAAAGTAACAATTACATCAAAGTTTGTTGAGTTAGCTTTTATTTCTACTTCTAAAACCTCATTTGCCCATGCCCCTTCATCTTTAGCAGTAATAGTTAAGCTTTCATTAACTACTTGTGCTTTTGCCATAGAATCTATAGCAACTCTTGTTACATAGCATACAGAACCCCCATTTTGGAAGAATCCATATACTGCGTGTGCTAAATCACTACTTCTTAAAAATGGAGTAGTCATACCTTTAGCAAACTTATTAACGAAGTCTGTCCAACTTGTAACTTGTATTGCTTTTCCTACTTGTCCTCTTGCAGTAACACCTACAAAAGCACCAATAGAAGTTGCAGTACTAGTTATAGGCTTTTCACCTGTGTTAACTTCTTCTACAAATACATCTGGTCTTAAATAATTAGCCATTTGTTCGTCCTCCTTATTTTTAATTTACATAAAAAGCAAATATATACATATACAATATAACATAATTTGCTATAAAAATATACCTAGTTACTTATCAAATTGTAAATTTACATTAGTAACCATAGGTACTGTGTAAGTAATTTGTTCATCTAACTCTACCCTTATCTTATATTTATAAATATTTCTAAAGATTTTATCGTCATATTGGTCTCCCTCGGTGATAGTTGTTGCAACTGTTCTAGTCATAAAACAATTTCTAGGATTACCACTTTTGTCTAAAACATCTAAATTGTATTTATCTATAACTTCAAAGTTCCATAAGCGAGTTAAGTCATTACTCTCCCCTTGCTTATTTGATATTATTTCTAATTGATAATTTAGATTATAGGGTTTAGCTGATTTACTTAGTGTAGCTTCCTTATTAGAAAGGTTTGTAGACACTACCTCGTCTTGTCTATTATAACGAATAGGGTCAAATGCTTCTCCTATGTGTTGTATTCTCACATAAGGATATGAAGGTCTTTTATAAGGGTTACTTACATTATCTACACTAGCCTTTCTATCGGGTGAAAAGACAACAGGAATATTACCTAAAACACTCTTAATAAGTTGTTTTAGTCCCCTGTCTACTTCTTCGTACCAAACACTTTCACTCTTTAGCATTTTATTTACCTCCTATAAAGTCAGCTATTGCACCTCTCCACTCTTTCTGAATCTTACTTTTAACTTCTTCAAAAGTAGGTTCAACTAAAGGTCTTGGAGGTATTCGTGATGTACCATACTCTAGGAATATTAGTATCTCACTCATTTTCTTACCACTTGGGGCGTGTCTCTTCCACGGGGAAGCACCCACAAATAATACTAGGTCATCTTTAGAAGACTTTATCTTTCTTACAGTAAGTCCATTACGTAGTGTACCAGTCTCTACGTATATGTCATCACTTCCTTTTGCTTTTACAGTAGACTTAGCTAAAGGAATCCAGTTTAAATCTTGTTTATCTATATGACCCTGTATTGTTTCTAACACTAATTGACCATCTTCATATAACATTCCTTTTGCAAAGGGGTTAAGGTTTACTGCTAGGCGTTTTAACACAACACCGGCTTTTGCCCAATCCCCATACATAGTGCAACCCATTATATCATTCTAGCTTTGAATTTGAAAGTAGTATAAAAATCAGTAAACATACCCTCTGGTGTTACATCTAAAATATTATATCTTTTATTTTCAAATTCAAACTGTCCTTTTAGCATATTATAAGCTTCCAAGTTTGCTTTTTCTAAGGAAAGTATAGGAATGTCAAAAGTGAATAAATTAATACCCATTGTAGCCATTGGGTCTAAGGTGTTACTTGCAGGGTCAAGAGGTTCTATAACACCCACTAGAGATATAGGTTCAATATAAATATTTTCTTTCTCACCATATAAATCATCATCTGAATTATTTGGATAGTCGGGATAATATTTTATTAGTGTAGTACCTACTTCAGAGTAAAGGTCATAGATACCTTGCTTATACTCCCTACGGTCTTTTTCTGATAACATATTATTCTTCTACCTCCTGTGCTAAAGTTGTAAATTTTAACTCTGAAAATCCTTTAAGTCCATTTCTCTCTTCAGCTAGGATTAAGACATAATATTCAGTATCAGCTTTAAGTCCTTCTATCCTATAGCAAGTTCTGTGAATATCTTTTATTGATTCAACCTTTTTTGCTTCTTTGCTAATAGCATTGTTATTATACTTATCAAGTATAGGTGTTTCCCCTATATATAATTCATACTTAGCAAATTTATTTATTTTACTTAACTTCCAACTTAATTCAAGCTTATCCTCATAAATATTATCTAAAGATAAAGCTATTTTAGGTGCTGAAGCTAGATTATAGTTCCTTTGAGAGAAGTATCTTGAACTTAGAAGTATCTCACCTGTCTTAACTACTGCTCCACCACCTGTAGACACATAAGTTTTGTACTCTGCTTCTACCTCTTCAATTAATTTGTAGTAGTGGTCAAATATTTCTGCTCTCTTTAACTGTACTCCTGTAGCTGAAGTAAGAGAGTATTTAGTAGCCGTCTTGTTAGCCAGTCTATGGTATAACTCTTTCTTACTCATTAAGATTAAGCCATATAGATTCTCATTAGATAAGCTAAATAAGTCGTCCGAAGGGTCAATCTTAGATAAAGCTATTTGTAATAAAGGAATAAAGTCCTCTTCAGTCATAGATAGAAAATCGTCATCTACTACAACAACTTCGGGGTCTTGAACCATAATACTCTGTCTAAGGAATTTAATTATATCTTGAATAGGCAATTAAAACACCTCCTATAGTGGTTTTAATTTGTTAGCTTCCATTAAAACTGCCTTTACGTTTTCTGGTACATTGTAGTGTTTATCTTTTAGTAAGTAGTACCATTCTCCACCTATACAACACTTGTGGTCACAAGCCATTAATATTTTTACCATTTTAACTGGAATTTGCTTAGGTTCTTCTACAACTACTTGTACTTCACCTAAAGTCTCTTTTGGTTCTTCAACAACTTTCTTTTTTAAGTTGCTTTTTAATTTAGTTTCTAATTCACCAGATATTATTTGTACTTCTGGTGTTGCTTCTACTTTCTTTTTTGTTGCCATGTTACATACCTCCATATAATAAAATAAGGGGAGGGATTTCCCCTCCCCTTTCTTTTGGGACTAAGCAGTTTCGATAACTACTCCATATTCATCATGTAATAATCCTGTTCCCCAGATTGAGTACCAAGCTAATCCATGTTCTCTTCCGAAGTCGATAACTCCGTTGTCTCTTAATTCAACTGGTAAACCAAATGCTACTGCATAGTAGTTGTCACCAAAGATTACTGCTTGATATACGTTAGCTTTGTTGCTTCCAACATCTTTCTTTAATTCATTCTTGTGTGATGGGTCTTCTGTAGCTGAAGCACCATTGCACATTAAAGTGGTTTCGATAAATCTTGTATCATCAATTCTACCGATTTCTCCTGTGAATAATTGTTCTGGTGCACCGTAGTTAGAAGCATTAATCCATGCAGAATCATCTCTTAAACTTCTTGATTGGTGAGGGTGAACGAAGCAAATCCATGAAGCACCTTGATATTTAGGAGCATTGTTAGTAGCTAAAACTTCGATAGCGTCCTTAATAGTTGACACTTTTAAAGTACAGTCAGCAGTAATATCAGTTCTTTGAGTTACTTTTGTACCGTTTTCCTTACTAGCATAAACTTTATTTGTTCCTTTTAAAGCAGTATCTCTTAATTCACAGTCTAAAACTAAAGCGTAGTCTCTACCTAATAAAGCAGTAGCACTAGCCATTACATCATCAAATGAAGATTGTAATAATAATTCTGATACTGCAACTGCGTTACCTTTTTCTTCTACTGTGATTGACTTCATGCTTGAACTTAAAGCTTGTGTAGTCATTCTAGTACCTTCTGTTAATTTACCACCTAGTTTTAGGTTATCGTAAGTTAGCATTTGGATAGTTAATCCTGGTGTAGTTCCTAATTCAGTTTTAACAGTAGCGAATTGGAAAAATCTCATTACTGGTAAAGCCTTGAACTCTATCTCTCTTGAATATACTACTCTTGTTAAGTTGTCTAACTTAACTAAGTTAGAACCACTTGATACGGCAGTTGCCATTTGGCTTTCAGCCATAACGTTCATAAAGATTGATTTTAAGAATGATTTCTTCTTAATATTTAACATTGTTATTCCTCCTAATAATTAAATAAATATAGTTTATTTTAACCCCAGTCTTGCTCTTAATTGAACATACTCTGGACTACGTGGGTCTAAGTTAGCAATATCCTCTATCTTTAAATCCTTTGCTTGGAATGAAGAAGTGTTAACATTTGCTACTGGCACTTGAACTCCACCTAAAAACTTACTAGTGATTTGGTTGTATCTTTCTTGTGATACCTTAATTGAAGCGTCTATTTCTTCAATAGTTGTTCCAGTTATTAATTCTGGTATAACTGTATCTCCCACTTCTCTTAATTTTTGCTCTCTATATAATTTAACATCATATTCAGCCCTAATTTCAGCTTCTATTTCTTCTCTTGAAACTGTATTAGCCTTAATATCTGTTAATTCTTTTTCTAATTCAGCAATTTTAGAAAGTAGAGAAGCTTCCTTTTCACTAGCACCCTTCTTACTTGCATTGTCTGATTCTGCTAATTGTTTTTCTAATTCAGAAATTCTAGCGTCTTTTTCTCCAATAGTTAATAAGTGTGTGTTGTTCTTTTCAGTTAAAGCATTGTTTTGCTCCTGTAATTTTTGGATTTGAGGATATAATTTAGCCTTTTCTTGTTGTCTTGCTTTAGCAATTAAATCTTCAAAATTTACTGTGTTTGCTGATGGTTGATTTTGAGGTTCATTTGGCTCTTGTCCATTTGTTGGTTCTATACCTTGTGGTTCTTCAGCAAATACAGGCATAAACATTATCTTTTTCAATAAATTAGTTTTTTCTGTAATAAATCCTTTTTTGATTCTCATTTTATTCTACCTCCTAAAAATGTAAATACGAGGGAATTATTCCCTCACTAGTAATATTACCATATTTTTTTAATTGTGTAACCCCTATTTTAAAAATTTTGTGGGTTTGCACCATTTTGACCAGTCATTTCTTGTCTTACTTGCTCTACAGGAGTTTGTCCATTAGTAAAACCACTATTTAATTCTGGTTCTTTAGGTTGTTGTCCATAGAACTCTGGGTTAGTTTTTACGTCTTCGTCTATTCTCTCTATATAGTCATTTATATCTTCTTTACCTAGACGTTCCATAGCTTTCTTTCTATATTCTAATCCATTCTTCATTTCCATTTGGATTTGTTGTAATTCTAAAAGCTTATCCTTAGGAAGTATATCTGGGAATAATATCTCTGTTGCATAAAACTCTTTATTAGAAGCTTTCTCCGGTTTAGTTATTAATCCTTCTTTCTTAGCTATGAAAAGTATAATCTTGTTAACGTCTTGAATAGCACTAGCAGTATAACCTCTTTTTACTCTTACCCTTTCAATTATAGGCGAGTTTGCTATGTGTAAAGCTACTGAAGAAGTATTACTTATAGCTTGTTTACCTCCTAATGCTCCTTCGGGTACTCCACCTATTTCGTGCATAGCTGATTTAAGGTCGGCTCTATAGTTATTACTTGCTCCTAAATCACCTTGTAACTCTAGGTTTTGTACTCTAGCGTCTTTAGGTAGTCCTCCCCACAGTTTATTTGCTCCTTTTTCAAGAGAAGATACTTTTGCTCCATATAGTATAGTTATAGGTGCTGAATAGTAGTCAATTATTTCTGATACGTCCGAAGTCTTTGCATTTAATTCTATGTTTAGTGGAATTAAGTCCTCTAAATCTGATTGTGCTTCAGTACTAGGTTTACCAGACATAGGGAAGTTAGGCACTAAAACAAAAGGTATTATTCCATATTTATTAGGAATAGTTATTGGTTTGTTCATTCCATCTTCTATAGTAATAGTGTTCTTAGTCCATATTTGTTTATAAAGTACTTGCTTTTTAATAGCAGTTCTTAGTACTGGTGATTTGTCCTCTACTTCTATAGGATAAGCAATCATTAATTCATTTATCTTGTCCTTATCGTGAGGGTCAAATCTAGGGAATACAATATGACTTGGTACATTAACAAGTCTTATTCTTCCCTTTTCGTATTCTTCAAATGGGTCATCAAAAGTACCTTTAGCTTCAAATTTAACTTGTATACAACCAAACCCAGATACAGATTTACTTTGTCCTAATTCAGTGCATAAGTTATTCTTCTTATTCTCTTTCCATACTTCAGTTAAAAAGTCTGTTACTGGTGTTTCTGGGTCATTATCCTCGAAAGGTGATTTAACTCTAAAACCAGTGCCAAATTCAAAGGCTACAAATTTGTCTACAAATGCTCTACAGTAGTTTTCTGTTATTTGAGGTCTATCTCCTACGTCTTGTATACCCTCCCAGTGATACCCTTCGTAGAAGTTCCAAAATTCAGAAGTCTTTTGTAGTCTATTTCTTTCATCACTTGTTAAGTGACTATCTAATCCTAATAAGGATAAAGTATTTAATTGATTTAAGGTTGCCCTGTTTTTAAAATCGTACATATTATCGTCTCCTTGCAGTTCTATTATTTATACTCTTATAATAACTGTTGTGTTGCTTCACTAAAAATGGGTTTTTATTTTCCTGTTGTATTTTGTAGTTATCTACATTGTCTCTACAACCATATACTGCTAACGCCCAACTATCTGGGTAATCGTCGTGTGCCCCTCTTTCGGGTGGGTGAGATACTACCATAGTTTGACCTCTATAGTCTTTTTGTAGCATACCCATCTGTTTAATAAACTCCATATACTCTCTCGACTTTTTAACTTCTTCAGATAAAGGGAAAGTTGCTCTACCCGATTTTATTTCAGTATCTAAATGTTTATACATAGGTGATTTTATACTAGTAAAGTTACAACCTATTACTTCACAATCTAAATTTGCCCTTAATCTATCTGTCATACTTTCCTCTCTGGTAGCGTCTATCATAATTCTTGCTACGTTCCAGTTACGTAAGTAATCAAGTATATCATAATACTGTTTATTATAATCATCACCATCTAACTGTCTCCAGTCTTTTATGTGGGTTCTATATGCAGTATATTCGTCCTCTATATTATCAGTAGAGTTCTTATTACTTTCTTTTATAACTGGGTTATCCCAGTCGGGTTCTACTACTGTAATGACAGTACTGTCTCCTTTCTTGGCTAAGTCGATACCAATAACGTGAGGTTTAGTTCTATCAAAGAATACTCTGTTCATGTTTGATTTACCACAAGTCTTTTCTAAAACATCTGCGTCAACAAACATACCTCTCTCAAGAATCCATTCAAGACCATAGGACATTCTAAATTCATCAGAAGTTTCTCCAAGTCTATACATTTCTTTTTGTACATACTTCTCATACTTAGGGTTGTATTTAGCACCTATCTTATAATCATATTCAAAGTGACTTCTTATCTTTAATTTTCCATCAGCAAAATCTCTCTTATTTCTTTGGATAGCTTCATAGAAGTCTCCCTTAAATGTTGTTGCAGTACCTATCTTAACTATAGTGGCATTATATGACGCTCCCATAGGGTGAATAGATTTTCTTATCTTAAAGTTACTTATATCTTGGCACTCTTCACATAAGATAAGTTTGTACGAATCTCCTTCTATGTTAGAACCATCAGAAGCAGAAACTGCGTTACAGAATGAACCATTAGTAAGTCCTACTGTTTGTCCATTGGAAGTACTAAATTCTAGTCCAAACTCTTGTAGTACTGCTATAGCACTTTCACATTGTATTCTAGCCTTCAATCTACTATAAGTTGTTTGTGCTTGTCTTAAACTTGGGGCAAATACACCAACCCATAATCCGTTCTTGAACATTTGAAGTCTCTTATCAGTAACGAACATAGGCATTTTAGCCATTTCGGGTAATATAATCATTAACCCTCCTATAGTGTTAGCAACTGTTTCTGATTTACCCATTTGTCGGGCAAATAGGGCAGTTAATTCTAACCCATCATTGTCTAGTATACTTCTTATTATTCTCTTACCGAATTGTGCTTGGTAAGGGTAGTACTTAACTCCACAGTACATTTCACAAAAACTAAAGATTATATTAACTAGTTCAGAGGTTGGTATACCTTCAGCTTTTACTTTCTTTAATACTAGATTTTGAATTTGCTCCTTAAATTTCTGTACTTGTGCTTTTATAAATAGGGGTTTAAGCTTTAGTCTTTTCATAGTTTCCTCCTTTCAGACAAATAAAAAGGTGTAGACATTTAATCATCTACACCTTATTATAAATCAATATTCTATTTTATTCCACTATTTAATTTCAATCCCAACCTATAGGGTCATTACTATCATATTGCTCACTATTAAATTTTATAATTAATGAAAATATAATAGTACATACTAAACTTAGTAATAAATATCCTTTTATAAAAGCTAACATATTTACCTCCTATCTTAAATGGTCTTTCCAAGTACATCTACTAGCTTCTTTGTCATTTCTAAAGCGTATGAACCTCGGATGTCTTAACTTCCCTGTCTTCAGTATCTCATTTGCCCCTACTTCTATAACAGTATGGATAAGTTCCTCTTGGTGTTCAGTCATATATTCTCTAGTTTCTTCATTCATTCCACTACATTCACCTACTACTAAATATCTACCTATTATTTCGGGTTTCTTATCTTTATTGGTCTTTTGCCACTTAGCTAATTCATCAGCAGTTATTTCTACTCCGAATTTCACAGTACCTACCCAGTCCATAGCGTAGTGCTTAGTACAAGGTAATAATCCATTTTCATTAGCTTCACGCATTGTTATAGTGCCTTCAACTATTCTTGAATCATCTTCAGCGTCATACCAATAGTCCCATTCTGCTTCGGGGTTATTTAATTCTTTTCCAGTATAATCTCTAGTAGGTTCTAAGAAGTCTAAAATTACTACGTCCCATGTATCAAACTTTTTCATTTTAGTGTATTCTCTACCTCTTGTGTGCTTATAAGTACCTTGCTTATCTTTTAGCATAAGTCCTTCCCCATCATGTAATAGGATATACTCATACCATGCTTTCTTAGGTAGTGCAATCATTTGTTTAACTCCCTTTATTATATCTTCGGGTGTAAATGCAAAACATAAACAACCATAAAGTTCTGGGTACTTATTCTCAAATTCCTGTGGGTTAGTGTCTAAATATTCTATTATTTTAGGGGTTACTCTTTTCCACATTAGGTCGTCAGTATATGCTTCTTCCTTAACGTATTGAAAGTCTAAAGCTACTATTACTTGCTTTAGTAACTCCTTTCTCTTTATCAGAGGAAGTTTCGCTACATATACTCCCTTGAAGTATATAATATCAAAAGCATGGAATGTTATATACCCTAGTTCAGTTTGCCTAATAATAGCTTCATCATATTTACAATTTAAAGTACTTGATACGTCTTTAAAATCTCTGCCGTCTATTCTCATTTCACCATCTAGTATAGTACCATAAAAATCTTCGGGAACTTCAAAATCTCTTAAATGAGGTACACTATCAGTATTTTCAGCATACCAATCTGTCTTCTTAGATATTCTTCTACTAAATAATCTATTTGCTCCTTCTAACAGGTGCATAGTACATCTAGTCCCATCTAGCTTTTCTTCAGCTATATAGTCAGAAGAGGTTAACATCTTTTCCAGTTCTTCATCATTTAGAGGTTCTTTAGCAGTCATAGGTTCTACCCCTATAACATTATCATTTAAATAATCCTCCGGACACGTATAGTCTAAAAACTTTGGCTCATATATTTCCCCTGTAGCTTTATTAATTATATCTAGTATAATAGTTTTCTTTCCTTTTGGTTCTGTCACTACTTTATACATTAAATTCGCTCCTTCTCAAATAACTCTAAATTCATACACATTTGTTTCCTATGTTTAAGGTAATCTATTTCTTCACCCTTCTCATATAGTGTCTTGGCATTGGTTTTGTATAAGGTCGTCCTCTTAGTGTCATATATAAGAATAGTGGAGTTACTAGGTAACAGTAACTCCGTCAATAACTTATAATCTATTGCCCAAGCATTTTTCTTGAGTAAAAGATGTTTCTTAAAATCCCTCATAGTTTCAAACACATTAGTGTCAGCGTCAAACCTACCTATCACTTTAGGTTTACTTCTAGGTGTTTCTCTAATTACAACATCTTTGAACAATTTTCTTCGCCACCTTTTTAAGATTATCTAAATCTTTGTCATTAGTTACTTCCACATCTATAGGGAAGTTGATAAAATCATTTTCTGAAGAATGGCTATCATGCGTTCCTATTTCATTATTAGGTCTTGTTACTCGTATTGTAAGTACTTTATCGACCATGTCATTAAAGTAGTCAAGTGTTTGAGCATATCTCCAATCGGGTACTATTAAGTATTCACAGTTTCTATTAGAAAACTCCTTATACGTAGTAGCTTTGGTGAACAACTCTTTCTCCCAAAAATAAGTATCTTTAGCATACCCTTCATTAGTTATATCTATTAAAAGTTGTCTACCTTTAGCGTCTTTTTCACCATTCCAGTTATAATCATTCTCTGCTTTATCTTTTACTGATTGTGCATTACCTCTGATTAATGTTCTATCAAAGTATGCTCCTTTACTATCTACATCTAAAGCTTCTTTTAAATAATCAGCCAGTTGATTCTTTCCACTTCTTGCTTTACCACATATTAATATTACTTTCATTCTTTTCTCGTTCCTTTCTCATTAAGCGTGTTCTTTTGCTTCTAACACTTTTTTCAGTTTTATCCATTATTAAGGCTATTTCTTTATTAGTTTTACCCTCTTTAACTAGTTCAACTAGTCGTTTCTCTTGGAGTATAGTCCATACAGAATAATTTTTAGGTTTATAAGTCTCTTTGAAGGCTTCAAAATCCTTTGGCTCTACTAAATAAACTTTTCTTCCTCTTAGTTTGCGTATAGTTGCTTTTAACTTCTTTGAGGTTATCCATTCAATTACTGTAGTTGGGTCTACATTTAACATTTCCCCCACTTGTACTGTTGTATAGAATAATTCATTAAAACAACTTCCACCTAATTTATTCTTTTCAGCATATCTTTGGATTGCATTGTAACTCCTATTTAGTTGTTTTGCTATAGAATGAATAGAAAGCAGACCCCATTTATCTTCTACATAGTCTCTTTCTTCTTGTGTCCATCTTCTACATACTCTAGCACTCATATTTACTTCCCTCCATGACAGGATATAAACAATCGGGACACATTATTTCACCAGGAAATAAAGGACACCCACATTTAGGGCATTTAGGAAGGGAGTTGTAATAACTCCCCTTGTGTTCTGGTTCTGTTTTAATTGCTTTGTTAAATAACTGTTTTAATTTCTTTATCATAATTGCACCTCTTAATAAATTAATTCCATTCTAAATCTTTGTGTCGCATTTGGGTATTTAACTCTATCCACTTCACTTGCAAACATATCTAAAGGTCTTGCATATAATTTACAGTTTCCATATAAGGCTCTGTAGATAACAAGGGTTTCACCTGTTTCAGTATGTTTGGCAAAGTCTACGATTAAGTATTCTTTCCCTTTAAAATGTCTTACTTTCTTATTTTTATGACCCTTAATTTCTATTTTGTGTCTTAATAGGTCACGTTTTCGTTTTACACGTTCAACATTACTTTCCACTTGAACCAAACCCTCCTGTTCTTACTATCTCTTCTTCGGGATTACCATTATCTGATACTAAGAAACTAAAGAACGCTCCTTGACCTATTCTATCACCTTCATTTATTGTTAAAGGTTCATTGCTGATATTCTTTAAGAAGAATCCAATGTTACCTTCGTTACTTTCATTATTATAGTAATCAGCGTCTATCCAACCTTGTGTATTTGCTAACATAAACTTTCCACCCATTGAACTTCTAACATTTAATATTAGACATTCTGTATCTTGCATATAAGCTTTAACATCAGTCCATATCTTAGCTATTTCCCCTGGTTGTACTACTATTGTTTTAGGACTAAAGAAGTCGTAAGCCATAGCTTTACTTGTCCCTCTTCTTGGTAGAGTAATTTCTACTCCTTCATTCTTTCTTTTGTTACAAATTTCAAATCCTCTTAATTTCATTTTTAATTCCTCCATTTATTTTGTAATTTAAAAGAGTGTAGCAACTTGTCTACACTCTTAGTATATAATATTTATTTAGGAAGGTCAAACGTTGAGTTTTAACCGTTTAGGCAAATTTTCCTTTGATTTGATGAACCTCTCCACCAAGTATCATTATCTTTTAAGGAATCTATATACATTCCATCTATTACTACATCTAAATACTTAAATATTTCTAGGTTCTTAACATTATCATAGTTATATCCTGTCCATAACCATATCTTTTTATGAGGAAATAAACCTCTTACTGATTTAACTATATCTAATACAGTTTCGTAATTCCAATCAGCTAGGGGTTCTCCACCTAAAATAGAGAATCCTTTATCTACTCTTGGGTCTTCTAATGCTTCTATTATATCAAGCATTGTATCAGAAGTAAACTCTTTGCCCGTGTTCTTATCCCATATACTTTCATTATGACAATTAGGACATTTTATAGGACAACCAGTAACCCATAGACTTACTACTAATCCTTCTCCATTATTAATGTCATTTTTCTTAATATCAGCATATCTCATTATACATACCTCCAAATACAATATTACACATCAAAGTGGTCACACCTGTCGTTCTTTTCAGCTAATTTTCCTTTATTAAATCTAGTGTCTTTATCTACTACTGAATATCCTAAATATCCACATACTCTATTTATTGATAGAACATGGTCACTTCCACAGTTTTTACATATTCCTCCTATGAACTCTCCATGACAACCACAATCTAAACAAGTGTCTAATTGTAAATTTACCCCATAGTAAAGTCCTTGGGACATAGCATAGTTGATACATTGTAATATTGCTTCCTTATTGTGAGTATGAGGGAACTCATTATAAACTATTCTACCACCTTTAGCTATATCAAACATAGGCTTCTCAATATCTTGTTTATCTAATGCTCCCACGCTTTCTTTAACCCATACGTGGAAAGAGTTTGTGTAGTATTCTTTATCTGTTACACCTTCTATAACTCCAAAATCTTTTTTATCAGCTAAAAGGAATCTGTAGCATAAACTTTCTGAAGGAGTAGAATATAAAGCTAACATTAATCCTGTTTCTTTCTTAGCTTCATCTATCCAACTTTGAAGTGTTTCTAAAATCTTTACTCCAAAATCATTATATTCGTGGATTCCTTTATCAAAGAAGTATCTAGTAACTTCATCTAGCCCTATATAACCAATAGACCATGTGAATGTCTTTATGGCTCTTTCTATAGTTTCATTAGGTTCTAATTGAATATGACAACCACCTTCACAGAAGAATAATGGGTTACTTGAAGCTTTAACCCCTCTTAACTTGTTAAACTTATAAACGTGTTTCTTAATTGCCAAATCAAAGTTAGATTTCATTATATCAAAGAACTTAAATATATCTCCTTCACTCTTTAGTGCGTATCTAGGTAAGTTTAGAGATACTGCTCCACAGTTTGCTCTACCTATAAATACAGGCTTACCATCTTCCCCGTACCAAGGACTAAGGAACGCTCTACACGTATTTCTCCATATTTTCATATGGTACAGACTATCTCTTAATATCTAGGTCTATTCCTTGCACTTCCAACTAAAGAATTTCACTTTAGTTGTACCCTACTCACTTACTCACTATAACAACCCTAGTTACATTATAGTTATGTTTTCGGTAGTCGTTACACCTTTTAAATGTACTCAAACATATATTTATTATTATAAGGTTTAGTTATTATTCCTCTACATCTTCTACTTATTATATCGTGTCTTGGAATATTTAAAGCTTCTTGGCACTCCGACATACTATCAAATACCCTTTTTAAACCTAATTTAATATAGATAACTTTTATTTTACTAGCATTAGGATTTTTACTTCCTTGCTTGGACAATTTTAATTTTTCTTTAATTTGAGGTAAATTAGGATTTTTAGAAAGTGTATCTCCACCTATCTTACCTAAAGCAGTATTATACCCTTCATCTATTGAGTTATAAAATTGTATATAGTGTTCTTCAAGCAAGTTCAACTCTTCTTTAGTTGTTGCTATATCTAGTAGTTCTATATAAAAATTATTTACTCCGTATTTTCTTACTGCTCTATAAAATTTAGTGTCGTGGGAATCTTTTTGATAACCCATATGTCTACTAAATCTTCTTTCTAACGTCTCTGTTGTTTGTCCTATATAAACTTTATTGTTTACTTTACAAGTTATTTTATAAATATACATTTGCACTCTCCTTTCGTTGAGTACATTTAACTTGGCACGGTATTGCCCTCGGCTCTACGTTAGGGTTTCACCGTTAGCACTAATTTTAGTACACCCTACATTTGTAGGTTCACAAGGTTTTAAATGGGCAGTATTATTTACCCATTGGACTTACTGCTCTTTGGTACTTATCATACATTTCTCCTAAGTAACCTTCATCAAGAGATAACCAGTCTGGGTACATTCTCTTCATACTACATTCTACTGCCAACATTTTAATGTCGTAATTTGGACTGTCTGGTAAACCATTTATCTCATTTCTGTGTAAGAATACTAATTTAGGGAATATAGCAGATATTTTATTCTTTCCTATACCCTTCATTCTAGCTTCTAAAATGGCTTTACTTACTAGTCTTCCGTATTTAGATGTATCTAGTCCAAAAGTAATTGTAGTAAATGAAGTTTGTCCATTAGAGTTGTTTATAGTGTTTAACCTATGGTCGAACATATTTTCAAAACTGTGTAATAAGAATTTTCTGTATACAAATTCTTCTACCCATTCTTCATACTTCTCTCTTGAAGCATATGCACATTCCATGTGTTTAAATTCTTCTAAATATTCATTTACACCAAGTTCTACATAAGGTGCTAATGTTGTATCTAATTCTGGCACAGTAAATCCACCAAATTGTTGTGAACTTGCTGATAATATAATATCACTTATTGTACTTAAAGCCGTTTCTAAATGATTAGGTTGAGTATTATCTACCCCATTTATTCTGTACCCATTTTTAAGTACTGTAGCCATATCAAATAGGCAACAGTTTATACTTCCGAATATTTCATCAGTTAAATCATGTGAATGTATATCAGCTTCTTTATGAGCCTTAGATACATCTTGTGGTAATTCATAATCTAAAGCTATGTGTTTAGATACTATTCCACTTGTTAACTCCTTCTTAGTTGAGATAATTTCACTATTCTTATTAGCGTTTTCTTTATCCCCATTACTTAATAAGTCTCTTGTAGCGTCAATTATTTTGCTAAAAGTCTTATTAAAGTTTTGTTTATATCCTCTGTAGTCTTTATAGCATTGTGCTATCTTTTCACTAAAGACCTTAGTTTCTTCTATAACTATAGGGTGTAACTCCTGTACTGGAATTACTGCATATGATTTTATTCTGTCTAACACCCTTTCACTTATTGTGTGTAATTCTTCAGTCTCTAGTCTAATTCCGGCTCTATCACTAGCCATATTTACTGCTCTGATAATCTTATCTGCATTAAATTCTTCTACTCTCACGCCATCTTTTTTAAGTATTTTTACCATTTTATATCCTCCAATTAATAATTATTTTCTAACAATAGTTAGTGTTGGTAATACCATTATAGACTTGTTGTCTAGGTTATTCAAGGAATTTTCCTCTATCGGTAAAAAATTGATTGAAGCATTGGTATTGAAGGTGTCCAAGTGTTCGTCTTGAATAATTAAATTAAGGTATATAACTATATCCCCTTGGTCTTCAAATGCTCCGATAGGCATTAAAACAGTTTTAGAAATTGTATTAAAATTTATCTCTCCAAAGGTATCTATTAACATTTTTTGAATATTAGTTAAAACATTGAAATATCCCTCACCTAAATTGGGGTCTAATTCTATAGGAAGTAATATTTCGTCACCATGTTTAGCAACTAAATTGCTTGTTGCCGTTCTTATAGTTAGTCCAACCATAACTGGTTTAGAGTTTTCTGTAGGTTCTTTTGTTAATGAATTTACTAGAGTATTAAATTCTTTTCCTGTCATTTTAAAACTTGGATTATTTTCTAATTGGTAATTGCTATACATCATAATTGATTAACCCTCCATTTTTAATAATTCTTTGTGAGAACAGTCAAAACAAGTCTTTCCACAATTCATACTATATATTAATGCCCAAGGAATTATGTCTTTTACAAGAGTTCCACATAGTGTTGCTAAATCTTGAATCTCCCATTGAGCGTGTGAACACTTTCTTAATTGATAGAACTTCCTAAAGTTGTGTAAATCAAATGTCATAGTAATATTTGAAGTACAAGCATTTGGGAACTTATATCTAGCGTCCTCTATAGCTTTCTTTTCAAACTTAATATATGCTTTTCTATTTGTTTCCTTGAATAATACGTGATTAGTAGGTTCAGTAAACCAAGGATAGTGCTTCTTTATTTGATTAGTAATAAGCTTGTCTACAAAAAAGTCATAAGCTTCTTGGTCTCTTTCCATTTCTTCTATATATCTAGCCTTTAATTCTGGGTCTTCAGCTATGCTAGGGGGAATAACGTACTCAAACTGTCCCAATTTAACATATCTTTGAGACTGTTGATTATATTTTCCTGTCCTATGTCTTACTAATTGGTGTGTTAAGGCTCTTGATACCCCACTTACTTCAAAAGTAAAACTTACGTGTTCTAAAGGTGTTGTATGACCCTTCTTCATTTTATCTACTATGAAATCTCTCATAGAATCAAAATCTATGTGTCCTTCTTCATTAACTGGTATTTTTATTTCTGATTGTTCACCCTCGCAATAACAAAGTCTATAAGCTTTATATATAGTTAATATTGGGTGTTCTGCATTAGAATAATTTGATATTCTTACTTTCATTTTATTTGCCATTTTTATTTCTCCTTTATCTAAAAAAATTAGGTGGCAACTTTTTGTTGCTCACCCATTTATTATATACTAAACTTCATATTCTGTTCCACATATTTCACAGTAGTAATCATCATTTAATTGTTTTAGATGTTGTCCACAACAGAATATATCTTCACCAATGTAATAAGGGTCAGCTAAATCATGCTTATTTCCTTCATCATCTATTAAGTCACATTGAATAGCCATGTATTCTTCTACATCAGCGTCTTCACCTTGAGACACATATTTACCATTATGATATTCTTTTAGGAACTTGATTATTTCTTTCATTGAGATATTACCTCTTTCAATATCTTCTTCTATTTTATCACATTCCTCATAACAAGCTTGTTTTCTAGCTTCTGTACCCACGAAATCATCTTCGTCTACTTCTTGGTCGTCTTGTGGTTCAACGTCCTTAGAAGGCTCTGTAGCTTCTTGTGGAGCGTCCTCTGTAGTTTGTTCAGATTCATCTTCCCATTCTAACTTACCATCTTCTATTGCTTGAACTATTTTAGCTAATAGTGCCTGTCTTCTTCCTTTAGGTGATACACCTACTTCTGAAAGAATATCAGCTAACTCTTCATCTGAATAACCTTCTAAATCTGCTACTACTTGGTCGTATAAAGTAGGCTCTCCTTCTGGAAGTGCGTCTTCATCTTGGTCGTCAGCTTCCATATCTACTTCTTCACCCCTGTCTTCAGTTGGTATTTCAGCTTCTTCAATAGCTTTATCCATTTCAGCTTCAGTTGGTTCTTCTTGTTTTACTTCCTCTACATTATTTAAAGCTAAAATATTCTCGATTATTACTTTTTTACTTCCTACTGCTTTAACTCCCATTTCTTTTGCTTTAGCTTTTAAGTCATTATATGATAAAGCATTTAATTCCTCTTCAGTAGGGAAACTATTAGTAACTTCAGCTTCTTCCTTAACTTCTACAGGTGTAATTTCTTTAACCTCTTCAGCTTCTTTAACAGGTTCTACAACCTCTTGTTTAACTACTTCATCAGTTGTAGTATTAATAGTTGATTTTACTATTTTATCTTCTCCGGAAGTCATATCAACTCCTACAACTACTGGTGCATTTTCATATGCTACTGCTAAAGTAGTGAACCCCTCTGCTATTAATCTTAATCCTTTTGCTATTTCTTGATTTCTCATTGTTTATACCTCCAAATATTTTGTTTTATTTTGTCATGTCTTGCTGACAATAATTAGTATATCACACTACAAATTAAAGTCAAACATTCATTTTTAACACTTCCCTAGTTTAATGCTTCCTTAACTAATATATCTAAAATAGTGTATCTATCTTCTATTAGTTGTAAACATAAATAAAGGTCTTTTAGAGCCTTTTCATTCTCTTTTCTTTCCTCGTCTGTAATATTAGCTTTATCTAATATAACTAGTATACTATCCTTTAATAAATTACATTGTTCAAAGTTTACTTTTAATAAATTTAAAAGACTTTGTTTAAATCCTAATGGTTGCCCCTTCATAATGTCTCTAAATGTTTCGGGCGACATTTTCATAATCATATCCATAGTTAATTCAGTTTCTTTAGCTTTGTTTTTCATTATTTCACCTATCCTTGTATCATTTTATTTGCTTTAATTAAAGTTAATAAAGCACCACATAAAAATATAGTATCTAAATACATTTCTTTATAAATTGAAATGTATAATAAAATTATTACTGGAACTATTCCTATAAAAGTTAACATTACTGCTAACTGTAATAAGAATCTTCCCAGTTTATTTAATAATCTTTGTATTAATGATGGTTCTACCATTTGTATTCTAGGCACAAGGAATCACCTCCCATTCTCTTAGCTTGGACATTTTTTCTTCATACATTCTTTTAAAATCTAAATTGTGCATTACTCCTTTTAACCTCACAAAACCTTCTTCATAATGGTGTTGGTAGTGGTGTATAGCTTCATGTAGTACCGTATCAAGTATCTCGTGATAGGGTAATTGATTGCCATTCACATCATTTATAAAAACAACTATGCGTTTCTCTTGGATATAATACCTACCATAATATTTTTTACTATACCCCTTTAGGTCTAATGTGAAATCAGTAGGAAGTCCCAGTAACTTAATATCACTCTTTAAGTACCCTTCTAATTTAGTATCAATTATGCTTTTTATTTTCATAAAATTATCCCCTATCACTTGAAAATCAATGTACAAACATTATAACATATACACCTCACTAAGGCAAACAATCCCTTATCTTTTACGTGTAGGTTTTAATCTTCTAGGTCTACCCGGTCTGCTTGACTTTAGCTTAGGAGACGTTCTAGTTCCATAACTACTAAAATCTACGGAAGGTACTCTACTCATGTAGTCCCAAACAAGGTCTACCATATCTTGACCCTTTCTAGTTTTAGAGTTTCTTAATATATGGGTAACAGATTCAGCAACATATTCATGTGAACCTATTTTACCATTATAAGCTTTACTACTTGCATATTTAGACAGGGTTACTCTAGCCTTTGGTTGCTTAACTAAAACTGCAAATTTCCTTTCAAACTCTGCATAGGAAGTAGGGTCTTGGACTTTTAAGGCATGATGTATAGCGTGTCCAAATTCATGGTATATCATCTGCTTTACGTTCTTAGCAACTACAAAGTTAACCTTATTCAGTTTATAACTAGTGGCGTTAGCTTGTTTAATATTTCTTTGCATATCTGCTATACCACCTTCAACAGTTCTCTTAGGGATTATAAGAGTTCTTCCTAATTGTACTTTACCGTTTTTGCTATTTAATTCCATACTAGAACGAAAAGCAAAGTCAGAGTTTCTTTTAACCCCTATAATTACTGAATCAATCATCTTCCCATGTTTGTTTTGAAGTTTCTGAACAGTTTCTAAAGCTTCAACAACTATTGATAAACCTTTTCTGCTTACGTGATTTAGTCCATAAACTTCTACACCATGTTTCTTCATTTCTCTATAAATACTTTTCTTATCGAACATGGTGTGTTTATTTGCACTTAGGCTTCCTCTACCTCCCATTTAACTCCCTCCTTCTCTTTGCCCAATAACTTTCATATTTATACACATTTTCTCCAAAATATTCAGCAAAGTTAACTGGTTCAGTTTCACCATAAACTATTAAATGACTAGGTTCTAAAACTTCTAGCATTTTCTCATAGCCTTGTTGGAATAACATTCTTGCTTCTTTATTATTTATTCCTACAGTTCCTATTGCAACAGGATTATGTTTAGGTACTCCACTAAAACAGAAATCAAAGCTTCTCTTATCACTCCATGCTATTGTAGGAATAACTTTAACCCCATTCTCTTGCCAAAATCTACCCAACCATCTATTTCTATACACATTGTATATTTGTAAAGCCATTGGATAATCTGTATATAAACTGAAGTCGGGACTTAATGCACTTCCTATATTTAAAATAGGTTGTAAAGTCTTTATAGGCTTATTCCATAAAGGTTCAAACTTGTAATCATCTAAAAAGAAATGTACTGTTTTACCTCTTGTTTGTGCATAACTTCTTCTTACTTCAGTCCCATACATTATTAAATCTTTTGGTATCTCCTTCTCTGGTAATATATTAGGTATACCGTAATTGTTTGTTATTTCAAATAAGTATTCCGTATTTAAACAATCTATGTTTCCCGGAGTACTTTCCCAATTTTTTATACTTCTTGTACTCATTTTCATCACCTCTAAAGATGATTATATCATAAAAAGAGTAGACTATTACAATCTACTCCCTTCATGTTAAATATTTAATTTATCAATGTCTGCTTTAAAGTCCTCAATGGCTTTCATTACAGTTTCTAAATCTTCTAATTCAGTTTCAAAGACCTCTTTATCTAATAAATATTTTAAGGCACTTTTTAGGTTCACACAGTAAGCTACTGTAACCCAGTTTTCTTTACCATAGTTTATACTATTTGTGTCTTGGACTGGTTTGTTTTCCATTACTAGGAAGTTTAATGTGTCCGATTTTATTTGGTATTTTTCGTTTATTCTCATTGTTCATTGTCCTTTCTCTTACAGGGAATCCTATTTCAATAGTGGCACTATCAATTTTGTGTCCATGTTCACACACTAAATTATAGTTATCCCAATTTATTCCGTAATCTTGTAAATCATCAGCAGTTATATTATCTCCACATAATTTTGTATTTCCTGATATTATTAAATTAGCACAATAGGAACATAATATTTTCCCTTGTTTTGTCACATAGTACACAGGGTAAGAATCCTTAGTAATGTACTTAGGCAATATTCCTCCATTTTTACTCAACAATTCAGCTAATTTAATGTACATAATTCATTCCTCCTAATTGGTATTTGATAAATTGTCAATTAGTGTGGCAACTGTCATTAAGCCAACTCCACCCGGAACTGGTGTATAATAATCAAAATATTCATAACATCTTGGGTCTACATCACCTACTACTACATTTTTATTTAATTCTTCATTGAACACTCTGTTAATTCCTACATCAACTAAAGCTATCTTTTTATGACTACAGTTAAAATAATCTTCAGTCCAGTACTTAGGCTTCCCTATAGCACTTACGAACACGTCACAGTTCTCTATAAGATACCTTACTGTAGGCTCTGGTGTTTTACTATGAATCATTGTAACAGTACAATTACTATCCATTAACATTTTAGCTAAAGGTTTAGCAACAATATTGCTCCTACCTGCTATTACTACATTTTTACCTTCATATGGTACATTGTAATAATCTAAAAGGTGTATTATCCCTCTAGGTGTACAAGAATCAAAATCACTCATAGGGTGGAATCCGTCTATATCTTTCTTAGGGTCTATTAAGTTGTCAACGTTCCATCTTTCTAACTCTTCAGTTAATGGTTTTTGAATAATTATACCTTTTACGTCTACATTTTCATTCAAATTTTTAATTACATTTTCCAATTCAAAGAAGTGTGTGTTACCACTCATTTGAATGTGCATATATTTATATCCACACTCTACTGCCTTCTTCTTTTTATTATTAACATATACTTTACTAGCTTCATCATCACCTACAGTAACTATAGCTAATATTTTATCCTCTTTACAGTACTTTTGTCCTCTTTTTATTCTGTCATATATTTCTTTACTAGCTTCTTTACCATCTAATTTAACATTCATTGGTTTATCCCCTCATTTCTTAACATTTCGGTTGCCACACTTAACAACTAAATACATTATAACATATATAAATTTAGTGTCAAACATTGAAATTCAACACCTAAATTGGTGTTCTCCCTATCAATTTTAAATAAAATCTAAATAATGCTTGACTTTTCCTTTAGCCTGTGTTACGTACGTGCGTACGCACACGCACGTTATCTATATGGATTATAATAATATATACGTAGTATATATTATTATCATCAATATAATTATATATAACCATTACGTGGATAATAAAAATACACTATGTTTTGGGTTTTGTCAAGCATTATTTTTAGGAAATTTATTCCTTTTAGGTTCTTATAGTCAATGGGTTAGGGGTACACTTGCACATTCTGTAATACATACCTCTAAAATTAATTTAGAGCCTGTCTGGAGCGTTTTTACCCATTAAGTAGGGTATTTTATCGTCTAGGGGTCTTAAACCTCTTCTACGGTCTTCTAGGTGGGTTATTTTTAATCGTCCACTTTTCACCTCTATTTTATTTTTGACCAAATTTTTCATATTGGGGTCTTTTCTGTGTCCTTGGGGTCTTATTGGGGTAATGTGTTCCTTACCTCAAAAATTACGTCCAATAGTGTGCTACTAGGTTACGGTGTGGGGGTCTGTCAGAACCAATTAAGGGTGGGTGGGGTCTCCTTTTTGATGATTTTTATGGAAATTTTTCAATGTATAATTATGCAGAAATATTGAATAAATATACATAAAGATATGCTAATATTCGACATGAAAATATAAAATAACATGACTAAATACATTAATAAACATAATTATATTATAAATTGTAACTATATTTAGGTATTAATGAACTAAATATCGACAAACTTATTCAATAGCCTTTAAAATATTCGCCAAAGTTTAGGCGAGAAAAGGGGTTTATATATTCTCCTTATATACTCCTTGTATATAGACCCTTTATATAAGACCTTATATATATGCCTTATATAAACAAAAAAGAAGAGGGGTTTCCCTCTTCTCCTATATACCTTTATTTTGTAGTTCGGAATCTATTTCTTGTAATATTCCTCTAAACTCTTCCAAACTTTCTATATCGAAATTTATTCCCTTTTTAGTGGGTCCTGTGTATTTTTCACTTTCTATCCACGTTCTTATATCCAAATGTGGATTGCCTTCTGAAGTCTTACTTACTGAAAAAACTAGCTTTATACCATCTGCAATTTCAAGTTCCCTAGCTTCTATAATATCTTGATATTCTATAGTTTTTCCCTTATTTGGCTTTTCTTCTGCATTTGCAACTTTAATTAACCCTAATCTTGATTTTTTTCTATACATTTAAACACCTCTGTATTTAATTTATTTTATACATATATTTTAACATTATTTTACAGTCAAATCAAACACGTTCTGATACATTCCTACGTGGTTACTCTCTATAAGCATATCCTTAGCCTTTGGAAATTCACAGACTATACGGTCGTTAAATCCAAATTCATGGAACAGGATATTCTGCTCTAAGTCCCTAAAGAACTCTTCTTTCAGCTTGTTTCTAGTAAACTCTTCCTGTTCTGGCGTAGAATTATGAAACCTTAAACTAGGCATAAAAGTATTATAGAACCAATCTTTAGCAAAGTCTTCTAAACAGGCGTACCCTACAGGCATTTGACTTATCTTTCTAGTGACTACCCTAGTACTACTAACACTTATAACCTCTCTAGTTTGAATTGCTGAACACCTCATATGAAATGTTCTTGTATCAAAGCGAGGACTAAAGTAACCAATTATGTAGGTAGGATTAGTTATTACTGTAATCTCTTTTCCTTTCAGCATTTTAAATCTTTCTATTACGTCTTTTTTAGTTTTCATCTAAACTCACTCCTAAATAAATAATTGAGTATTTAATACTCTAAGAGGAAACCCTCTTGGGGTTTCTACTTACAATATTAATTACCAATCTCCTTCGTAGCACGTTTCACATATACCATTATAAACATTTTTCTCATGTGGTCTTAATTCATGTCCACAATAGGTACAATAAAGACTTTCGTCTATATTGTCCTTTTCTTTTTCAAACTTATCTTTTAAAGCCTTGTCATTATGACATATGTCACAAGGAAATCCCATATCACATAGTCTGTTCCCTGTACCTCTTTCGCTTACACAGTACCTAGTTTGGTTTAAGAATATACTCCATTTGCTCATTTTAGTATTCCTCCGGATATAATATAGTAGTCATTGGATATGTTCTCCCATGTTCTGGGTCGTCAGCTAAATGTAAACCATCAGTAATAATGTATATCTTTTTACCCTTTACATCATTAAATACGCTGAATACTCTGCCTTCTTTATGCTTTATAGCATAGTGGTTGTATCCTTTATCTTGTAAGCACTCGTCACCTTTGTTCTCAAAATGACGGTCTAAACAAGACTGAATATCCTTCATAGAAAGTTCTTCTCTCTTTATATCTTCTTTAATACCACAAGTCATGTATATTCCTCTTGTTATAAATTTCTTCATATTAACACACTCCCAAGATTTATTATTGAGCATAATTGCTCTATAGAACCTTTCGTAAAAGGCTCTAACAACAATTATTTAACCCTGTAATTAAATTCTAGTACATTGGCTTCCCCTGGAAATACAGTAGGAACTATTGTATCTTCCGTAATATTTACCATATCAGTAAAGGCTTTAGCTATTGCTAGTCTAAATCCACACATATAGCCCTTGTTTTCTTTAGCTTCTGCTTCAAGCTTATCATGACCTAAGCTAGTAGTTTCTAAGTGGAATACCACTCTCGTGATTTGCTGTGTACCAAACATACCGTCGTTACTAACTATTTTGCTCAAGCCACTCTCTAAACAGATAATGTCCATAGTGCCATTAGTAAAGTTTAGGTAATAACCAATGTCTTTTATAGTATCTATCTTTCCTCTTATTACTAACCTTACTTCTTGGTCGGTGAATACATAAGATTTTACATATTCAACTCTCCCACCTTCTGGTTTAAAGAATATTGAAAGTCCTTGATGATTAACATTGTCACATTGTACTGCTTCCTTATCTTTACTAGCAAGTAAGTATAGTGTACCTCTTTCATCAGTCACTACATTCTTTACATTTTTAATTTCCACGATATTTTTCATAATAAATCCCTCTTCTCACAATAATTATTAGAGTTTAGTACTCCATAGAACCTATTCGCAAATAGGTTCTAGCAACACTAAATCCTAACTAAAAACATTTCGGATTCCTCTTGTGCTTCTGGGTCATACCAGTATGCAAATCCCCATAGGGTATCTACTGAATTTTCCCTCATAAATACATGGTCTATAACAAGTTCCTTGCCATCTTTGTAGTCTACTACATAACCTTGGTTGTCATTTAGTTGTATTCTCTTACCACAGTAATAAGCACGATTGTTTACACTATTGAAGTCTTCCCAACATTCACCGAAGTTTATCATTTGGTACTCCCTTATTGAACAGTAGACATAAGCTATTGCTCCGGCTATTTCAAGTTCGCCCATTTCTCTTATATCATTTACCTCTGTGATTTCTTCAAATAATACTAAATCTTTGTTGTTTATTGCCATAATTAAACTCACTCCTAATTTGTGTTTATTTTGAGTAAATAGTACTCACCAGAAGAGGTACGCATACCTCCTCAATCAATACTATTCTTCCTCTACGATTTCGTACACTTGGAACTCGCAACCATTAGCATATCTCATTCCGTCCTCGTCTTGCTCAAAGTCAGCCGGTAATAGGATTTGTGGCACGTAGCTATATAAAGAGCAACCAGTTACTACTAAATTGTTTGCGAATGTTACCTCAATTAAGTCCAAATCATGTTCAAATGATTTAGGTCTGTTAGGGTTTATATTCATTGGGTCGTACCCTTGTGCATATTGCTTTAATAACTTCTTTGTCCAGTATGTAGCTATAACTATATCTTCATTATTTGACCATGCTTCAGCTACATCTTGGATAGTTGCTAAGTCCTTTCTAAGCTTTAAAGTTCCTTTTAGTGATTCTGAAACCAAAGTTTCTGGAAAACTAGCTAAATACTCCTCATGTGGTTTTTGAACTTTAGAAGTTGTAGCCTTCTTAGTTTCTTTTTTCTCTTCAGGCTTTACTTCCTCTATAGGAGAACCTTCTGATTTGTCCTTATTCTTTGGAACAACCACAGGTTTAGTAGTTACTTCCTTAACGCTATCCTCTGCTTCCTTCTTGCTAGGTAATTTTGCCTTACCTTCAGATTTTGGTGTAGCAGTAGATTTTCCTAAGATAATTTCGCTATCAGATAAACCTGTAGATTCTTTAATAGTAGCCAAAACTTCTTTTAAATCGTCCATAGTTACATTTCTGTCATTCTCTTCATAAGCGTCCAAAGTGTAATCTACTACTGATTGAGTTTCCACGTTAAGTTGAACTCTGTCTCCTAAATTCTTTAATCCTTCAATGATTTGTGATTTTGTTACTTTTGCCATTATAAACACACTCCTAAATTTTAATTATGATAAGAGTACCTTTAGTACTCACTACTAGGTACTATATAAGTACCCAGAATCAATACTAAAATAATCTTTCTTCCAACTTTTGAATTGCACATTCAAGTTCCATACCTCCAAAGATAACATCTTCGGCTATTCTAACAGTCCTTTTAACAATTATTCTGTTCGGCTTTTTTGTAAAGTCGAATTTAATTCCATTGTTATTTAGGTAATCAGCGACTATTCCTTCACAATTTTTTCTAGTGTCCCTAGAAAAGTCGCTAGTTTCAATATAACCTACTGCTAAACATAAACTTGCTCTATGTAATCCCTTTATTGTTTCTAATCTCATAATTAAAACCTCACTCTATGTAATATTAAGTCATTTATTGACTTAATCAGCACACACCTAAAGGTGTGTTGTGATTAATTAATGTTTCCAAGGTTCTACGTAAGGTTCTACCGAAACGACTTTGTAGAATTTGTCGGGTCTACCACCATAAAGTTCACAATCTCTATTGTATTCTTCAATGGCATTGATAACCCAATTACTAGCGTCTTCTGGTGTAGCACCATACCCAATTCTTTGTTTTGGTTTTCTGCTTCTTTCAGTAGGAAGAAAATTAACCACCCATTGTCTGTCTTCTGGTCTCTCTTCTATTTGTACTGGTGAAGCAACACCTCTAGTTCTTAATTCTTCTAACATTTATACATCACTCCTAAAATTACTTTTCAGCTATGTGCTGATTAAGTCAAGCGACCAAAGTCGCATAACTCAAAGAGTGTGAGTTTAAAAGGATTATTCTATATGTAATTTTCAAAGAACACCATTTATAGTGCTACGGTCTAAGCACTCACAAGCAACACTTCTTCCGTGCTTGTTGTTTGCGTTTTTCAATTGGTATGCTTCAAGTATACAAGGCATAGGGGAATACGTCAACACATGATTTTCAGCGTTTGACTTCAAGCTAGATATATCAAAGGGACTGATATGCTACTCTGTTTGTTCTTATTTGGTACTGGTAGGCTTGTAAGGTCGATACGTCTGCAAGTGTCTGCATAGCGTCAGCGTGGCGTATAAAGGCGTATGACGTTATGAGGGTATAACATACTACTGAAGAGGGTATACGGTCATATGAAGGCGTATGAGGGCGTATGACGTGATATAGAGGTATAGGGGTATATAATCACATACTAAGGGTATGACGTGGACGACTGGAGCAATACAAGGACTGCAAGGACTGCAAGGACTGGAAGGACTGCAAGGACTGGAAGGACTGCAAGGCGTGGGCGTGTATAGTCTTGTTAGTGCTTTATTGGTGGTATAGTGCTATAAAGCGTCAGAAGGGCGTATAAAGGGCTTATGAGTGTTTAGAGGTATAAAACACTATAGAAGGATTAAAGACGCTTAGAAAGGCGTATAACGTCATATAGAAGATAAGGCACTAAAGGACTATATAAACGACAAAAAGCAGACCTGTTACAGTCTGCTTCTCTTCTTCTTTGATAACTTAATATGTCCTAGTGGTTTAGGACTGCTCTCTACTTCCACGGGTTTCTCTACAGGAGCGACCGGAAGTATAACTCTTCTATGTCTAAAGTCCTCCTTCTCTTCTTGCTCTAATTGGTATTCATTAATTATGTCCTCTAGTATATATGTATACTTTTGACCTCCCCTCTTCCACTCTTTCTCTCTAAGAGCGAAGTCCTTCTCTGTTACTGTGCTTTCACTCATAGAGGAAATCGCCCTTAAATAGAAGTCATAATTCTTATATCTATTAATAACCACAGTAATTGACCTCTTTAGTATAGAAAGGTTGGTAGCAGTAGAAATGACCATATGTGATTGACGGTCTCTAAATTGGTACATACCATTATCACATTGGTGTATGTAAAAGTGTTCCTTAGTAAATGGTCTTCTTTGTTTCTTAATCCTGTTTAATTGTCTCATTGTGTATCTCTCCGTTCTTTTTCGTTGTTTATCGTCTCTTTATGCTTCTATTATACATTATGCACTAATAGACGACAAACAATAACTTGTCCTCGTCTTTTCCGGTCGAATTTTAACAATTTATCAATAAAAAGACCATTTCATTAACAATTATTGATACCTTATCCTATACCTCACCAATAAATTTGTTAATGAAGAGGTCATTCCATTAACAAATTGTTAATGGGTAGATACCTCCCCTTGACCAATTACCATAGTCCTTCACTACTTGACCAAAGACCAATTAATGATGACCAATTCCGATTTAAGACCAAAAATCACTAAAAAAGACCAAATTCGCTGATTTTTGTCCAAAAGCATAGGGGACGTACCCAATAGTGCTTCAAAATGCTCCCTTTTGCTCCTATTTGCTACGTTATTCGTGACCACATTACCTTACCAAGAGGTAAGAACCTTACCAATGTGCCACTAGTTT